TGAATTAGAATTAGCTAAAGCAGGCTTTATATCACAAGAAAAGATAGAAGCTATTAAGCTAGACCAAATAGAAGTTCAAACATACGCACAAGAACGTGAAGCATTATACGACCATGATAAGAAGTTAGTAGAAAATGCAAGCCCTACAGTTAAAAACTGGAACGCTATGGTAAGACCTGTAGTAGCATTTATTTTTGTAGGTGAGTTAGTGCTTATCAACCTTATTTCATTAGCATGGGCTATGTGGTCTGGTGTAGACTTTGTTGTAGCATCTCAAGAAGTATTTGGTTCTGAAGAAATGGCTATTACTGCATCTATTATTGGTTTCTATTTCGGCTCTCGTACATGGGAAAAGAAACGTGAAAGTATCTAAAGAGGCTATCAAGCTAATACGTCATCATGAGGGAGTTCGTGCCAAACCTTACAAATGTCCTGCTGGGCTTTGGACTGTGGGTGTTGGTCATCTTATCGGTGATGGTAAAACGCTACCAGCGTCATGGAATAAAACATTTACTAACGAGGAAATAGATGGAATTCTTAAACACGACCTCAATCGTTTCGAGTTGGGAGTATCTAAGATGCTACCTAACGTGCGCCTTAGACAACATGAATTTGATAGCATTGTTTCTTTTTGCTTCAATCTGGGTCTTGGATGCTTTCAGCGTTCAACCATCCGTCAAGCGTTGTTACGTGGCGATAAAGAAGCGGCTATGGAGTCGTTAGTTAAATATTGTAGAGCTGGTGGAAAGATATTAAAAGGTTTACAAAACAGAAGATTAGATGAACGCAAATTGTTTTTAGGGTTATAATAAAGCATCTTAACCCTAGGAGAGTAGTTTGAAATATAAATCAGTTCTAGTCATATCTGACCTACATATTCCATATCATCATCCTGACGCATTTGCGTTTCTAAAAGCATTAAAGACTAAATACAAGTTTGACCATATAGTCAACATAGGTGATGAGTTAGACCAACACGCTATCTCTATGCACGAACATAACCCAGACTTATATTCTGCTGGACATGAATTAGAAGAGTCTAAGAAGCATGTTAAAGAATTAGAAAAGATATTTCCTAAGATGGTTTTAGTTCACTCTAACCATAGCTCTTTAGTTTATCGTAGAGCATTAAAGTATGGTATGCCTAAAGCATATCTAAAGCATTACAATGAGTTCTTAGGCGTTGGAAAAGGTTGGGAATGGGTAGATGACCACACTATAACCCTAAGTGATAACTCTAGGTGTTTCTTCACTCATGGTATGTCTGCAGACGTTTTAAAGGTAGCCCAGCAGTATGGAATGAGTACGGTGCAGGGTCACTATCACACTAAATTCAGTATCGGATATTACAGTAACCCAGATGCTCTTATTTGGGGTATGCAAGTAGGATGTTTAATACATCAAAAGTCTATGGCATTTGATTATGCTAAAAACTTTAAAAGTCGTTTCATTGTAGGTTGTGGAGTTATTATTAACGGTCAACCAAAGCTAATGCCTATGGTATTAAAAGAGAATGGGCGTTGGAATGGTCATGTTTCTTAGGACAATTATGCAACGGTCAGAAGTAGAAATTATTTGTAATCACATGCTAGGCAGAGTGATTGTATCTTGTGAAGCATTACATGGCGATAGCACTATAGTCATCACATTAGATGACGATAGTATGGTGGAAATTAGTGGTGAAGAACTAGCTATTTATGGCGAATTAACGCCTATGGATGACTAGACGCAGATAATCACACCACCATTTACCTGACAGACTGTTACAGACCCATCTGGTGCTAGTATGGTAGTAGTTGCAGCAAATGATTGCTCTGTATAAAAGATAGCTAATGCAGCTAATACCACAATAAATACCCAGTATGTTTTATTCATCATCAAACCTCTGTAACTGAGCTTCTAGTTCTGGTGGAATTTCAGCAGCTTCATCACGCATAACTTCTATTAGCTTATTCTTATACCATTCTGATTTATCTAAGTCTTGTGCAAAAGCACCTTTAAAAGGATAGCGTAAGTCATACTTCATCTTACAACCCTTTAAATATCCAACAAACTCTTCCTTAGTCAAACGACTTTCAATCACATCTATTGTTTCAATACCGCCTTGTAAATAGTGCGGTGGTCTATTCACTAAATCAACCATTCTTATCCCCTTATAAAAAATAAATCAATTAACTGATAACAACCATAAAAAAACCAACCCATACCACTAATAATTAAACCCCAAACAATCCAATCAATTACTTTTTCTGCTAAGTCCATTTCGTTCTCCGTAAGGTAAAGGTTTTGGTAAATGCACAAGACCTTCTTGTTCTAAGTATTTTAGCCTATAAAAGTTAGTAATACAATCTTTAGCTATTTGTTTTCTATTAGCTTGTGGATTGTAATTTACATACTGCATAATTTTTAATGCTTGTTGTTTATCGTAAGTAACCGAATACATTTTTCTTTTAGTCATGTTTAACTCCATGCAGTTGTTCTATAATTCTAACAAATTGTATCATTCTTTCTAAAGTCATTGGCTCATATTTTGTTGGAAATGCTTTACTATAAGCCTTCATAATTTCTTCTTGTGTAAGTGGTTTAGAGTCCATTGTTAGCTTCTACTAATCGTTTACTATCGTACTTAGATAATCCTTTATATTCTTCTACAGGCTCACCAGGAACTAATGGTGTTATCTTAATATGATGCGTTGTATTCTTAAGGTCGTTTAAATATGAAAGCTGGTTAGGATGAAATGACCATAAGTAAGACTTCTTTAGGTCACCAGACTTAACATCAAACTCTTCATAAAGCCAGGCTACAGGTTGTTTTTTCATTAGTATTCACCATTTTCTTTCATTTTTAACTTTATCTTATATTTGCGTCTTAAAATAAATTTAGCTTTTTGATTAACTTGCCTGACTCGTTCTATTGATACACCATAAATTAAAGCTATAGCTTTATATTTAAAGCCATTAAAATACCGCATAAGAAATACATCAAAATATTGCTCTTCTGTCCATATATTCATTAGTAAAATACCATCCTTCCTATGTGTGTTTTTTTCCTTTTACCAAACCATACTTTTTTTGGCGGTATTGAGTCATCATGGAAATATAAAGCATTTGCAACTGGATTTGCATATTTATTATAAACAATCGTATCAATAACCAAAAGTTTAGTTTCCAAATACGCCCTAGTATTAACTTCTGGATGACGTTCATCCGTAACCCCAATAAACTGACCATTAGCATAAACAACAGAGCATACAGTATTACCCCAAAGACCAGTATGTAACCTATTACGTATGACATTTATGACACCTACCTTTTCTTCTAGTGTTCTATTATTAACTTCATGGTACACAGCAGTTGCATAACACGCTATATCTAATTCTAAGTTATGTATATCCATTATAAACCTTTCATGCTTTTCTGGTGTCTAGCAAATCCACATAAGCGTATAATTCTATTATATTGTGCAATTAAGCATAATATATTACTTAAGGATAAATACCATGTGGACAACTCCAGCAGCTACAGAAATGCGTTTTGGCTTTGAAGTGACTATGTACGTAATGAACAAATAGTTACAGGCAATTGGGGATGCTCCTAGAAAGGAACATCCTCATCTGCACCTTCAACAGCAGGTTTAAGTCTTTCATCAGTTGCTACCATTGCTACAGCACCAGCAATAAATTTACCATTAGGACCTTCTTTAACCCAACCTGATAAAGTAAATTCAATACCATCTACATTTAACTTTCCTCTATAGTCTGGTCGTTTAGGATTATCCCCTTTGTCATTCTTGTTTAACGTGAACGTGTTTGTTTTGTCATACTCAGCCATATATTACTCCTTTGTTTTTATATCAATAAAAATATCATCAAGTTCATCTATTACATCTGAAAGCATTTCATGAATAGTAATAACATCAGCTATAACATCATGAACAATATACATACTATCTACTTCTGTTATTGTAACAACATTTCTTCTGTTTTTACTTGTTAATAAATTTGGGTCTTCCATACTCTACTCCTTAAGTTTTAAAATTGTTTGTTCTACTTCGTCTAAGAACTTTACTACTTCTGCTTCTAATTCTGCTATGTAAGTATCGTCTCTATCAACCCTAGCTACAAATAACTGTAACTCTTCAGGAAAGTTAGGATTATAACTTACAAAGTCTACCCACTTAGCACCGGTGCAAGCTAACTGCCATTGCATCTGTGGAATGTATTTACTAGGAACTGACTTACTCATAAGCGTATTAGTATGGGTAGTTTCTATAGGACATTTAATCTCTATAAGACCATCATATTTACCTTCTTCTTTAGAATTTACAGCTCCATCTGGACTAGCACCACTCATAGCAATAGTTGGATGGTCAAAAAAACCTACTTCTGTTACAGATACCCCCCTAGTTCTTTCATAAAGCTCCCTAGCAGCGCCTTCCCTTTCAATTCCATCAAGCATAGCCTGATTAACAAAACTATCGCCTTTCTTGCCTGTAAGACGTTCTGATACAAGTTGGATAAGGTAATTTTGACGAGATGTAGATACACCTGTTTTAGTCTTGGCGATAACATCCGATATTCTGGACGCCGTCACCTTTCCTAATCTTTGTTGAAACCACTCTTCTGTTCGTTGTTCAATCATAGGAAGTCTTCTTTAGATACTAACTTGACAGGATTACTTTGTTGATGAATGGCATTGACTACTTCATTAGCTGAAGCAAACTCTGTCCCACCTAATCCTAAAGCCGCCAAACATCTTCCAATTGCTGAAGTCTCACAGTTTTCTACATAAGATGTTCCATTGATTTGTGATGCTTTACGGAACTCCTGTGCATGACCTGTAGCAAATGTTTGTACTTGACCGCCTTCTAAGTGAACACCTGCATAAGCCTTAACAATACATTGTTCATCATCAATTTTAACTATTTCAGTAGTAAGAAAATAAGTAGGAAACTGTTCTCTAAATTCCTGAACTCTTAATGCTACTGTTTTATAATTCTTGCCTTTAATATTAACTACACCTTGTTTAGTCATGCTTCTCTCCTGTTGTTGTAATTGTTGCTGGTGCTGTTCCATTTGCACCTGGTCGTAATGTTGTTGTTGACTCATTTTGTTCTCTCTCCCATTTGTCGTTATCTAGTTTAAGTTCGTCATTCAATCTCTTAAGAATATCTGCTATATGTTCTAGCATATAATTCTCCATGTGAAGTATGCTATAAAAATTATCATAAAGCAAATAATATATCTATTCATATTGCACCTGCTAATTTACCCATAACCAAAAGGCATAAGGCTACATAAACCCAGAATCCTATTGCTACTGCTATCATTGTTGAAATTTTCATGTCTCTCTCCTAAAGTTGACAAATGCACTTTAAACCCATAAAAAACACATGTCAAGTATTTTCTAACAAATAAATAGTTTACAACTAGAAATAGTTATGTTAATGTTTTTTGGCATTATTAACTTTATGGAGAGTAACATGACACAAACTGAATTATTAGAAAAATTATTAGTAGCACAAGCATCATTATGTAAAATACAAAATATCATAGATTCATCAGATACCCATTTAATGGATGGTGGTATAGAATTAGATGAAGAGGAATTAAGCACAATTTATGAACATATTTGTCAAGGTTTAGGAGACATGAATGTACAAGATTAAAAACTGGGAAAAGTTTAATCTATACAATCCTAAGAATCCACGCTATCAAAAAAAGATGACGTGGTTCAAGTTTTATGGTACGGATTACATAAATAACATAGATATACATAAGCTATCTTTTGAACAAAAAGCTGTTTTAATAGAGTTGTGGTGTCTTGGTTCTGAAAGTGATGGAGTGTTACCAGACTTGTTTGAAATAGCTTTCAGACTTCATTATCCTATTGATTTTGTTGATAAAATAACAAAAGAACTATTTACTAGAGGATTACTAGTCGAAAACTACGAGCCTGTTAGGATAGAGAAGAGAAGAGAAGAGAAGATAAGAGAAGATATATATGTCGTTAAAACGACCAATAGGTTTGAAGAATTTTGGGAAAGCTATCCTAATGTTCGTAAAGTAAATAAAAAAACATGTATGGAAAGATGGGCTAACAAAAACATTGACGCTATAGCAGATGAAGTGATAGGGTATGTAAACAAAATGAAAGATACTCAATCATGGAAAGATGGCTTCTCACCAGCTCCACTTACTTTGCTTAACCAGGAAAGATGGAATGATGGTGAAGCTCCTAAACTGCGTAACGCATGGGATAATGCTAAATGAAAATTGGTGAAGCGTTAGATAGATTAACAGTTAGTAAAGAAACCATTACTCAATATTTTAATAATGAATATGGTTCTAGTGAGTTCTTAGTAAAAGACACTTCTGTTTTTGCAGATGACGTTGTTAAATACTTTTCAGAAGAAATATCATCTGGTAAGTCTTTAGGGTTTGTTAAGAGTGAACAAGATTTTAGAGTGAGACCATCTGAATTGACAGTTGTAACCGGTGTTAGTTCACATGGCAAATCGTTATGGCTTTCTCAAGTTGTATTAGCTCTTATGGGTCAGCAAACTAAATGTTTAATCGCAAGCTTAGAAATGAGGGCAGTACTCACTCTTTCTCGCATGGTGCAGCAATCGTTAAAGTCTACAGACCCTACAGAGGATTACATTAGAAAATTTTGTGGTCGTGCAGCAGACAAGTTGTGGATATATGACCAAACAGGAAGCACCACTACAGAAGATATGATAGCTACGCTTTACTATGGCAAACATGTTTTAGGTGTAGAGGTATTTGTTATAGACAGCCTGATGAAGATGAGTGATATATCTGAAGATAATTACGAGAAGCAAAAATTGTTTATTGATAGACTTGCAACATCATGTCGTGATTTAAACATACATATATTTTTAGTAGCTCATACTCGTAAGATGGCAGATGAAACTATAGCACCAGACGCTACTCATATTTTAGGAAGCAGTCATATTCGTAACCTCACAGACAACATCCTATGTGTTTACAGATGTAAGAAAAAGGAACGTGATATTGAGAATGGTGATAAAACTGCTGAAGAATTAAAAGGTGTTCCTGATTGTGTAGTATACTTACAAAAGCAACGGAATTATCCTGTTGAAGGTAGTTGGGGATTTTATTTTGATAATAAAGGTTTGCGATATAAGGAGAGTCCATGACCATAAATGAATTTATTAAGCGTTGTAAAAAGTTATTCGGAGATGACATTCAATACAAAGCAACTTCTAAAGACGGACAAGTATTTAAAACGAAAGGATGGAGAGATGATAAAGTGGTCGCTAACCAAAGACAACTTGCCAATGCTAGTGGAGAAGTTAAAAACACTTGACTTTACTAAACGCTGGCGTGTAACAGTAACAGACGCTAAGCTTAACCGTAGTCTTGAACAGAATGAAAGGTTATGGGAACTATACACAAGTTTAAGTCAGCATTTGGGCATTGAGAAAGACCTCATTCATCAATTGTGTGGCTACAAGTTTCTGAGATACCAAACAGAGATTGCGGGTATGCCTGTAGAACTTATAAAGTCAACAACCAAACTAACCACAAGTGAAATGACAGAATACCAGCAACAGATAGAGGTATGGGGTCAGACTATGGGTTGGGGTTGGGATTATTAGTGAACTATCGTAACCCTAAACTACTTAAATTAGCAGATGGCGCACCATGTATGATGTGTTCTATGCAAGACGGAACTGTAGTATCTGCACACTCTAATCAATTACGTGATGGCAAGGGAACAGGCATAAAGGGACATGATTACCGTATAGCTTTCTTATGCCACCAATGCCATCACATGATAGATAATGACAAATCATTAGATAAGCATGATAGAATAAGTGCATGGGAAGAAGCACATAGAAAAACTATAGGTTGGTTATTTACTAACGGACACTTAGGAGTAAAATAAATGGGTAAAGGTTCTGGAAGAAGACCATTGTTAATTTCTGAACAAGAAGCACAAGACAACTGGGACAAGATATTTAAAAAGAAAAAGAACAGTGATGACGTATCACCACATACTTATGAATACGAACTTAATCGTTCTACAGGTGACGTAGAGAAAAAATTTATAGACGGAATATCTAAACCTAACGAAAGTCAATTTGATGGCAACTAGCCCAACGCAGTTAAGTCTTAAAAAATTACGAGAAGAAGGATACGCATGTTGGATTACAGAGCATTGGAATAGTTATGCTAGGATACGTCAAGATTTATTTGGTTTTATAGACATACTAGCATTAAAAGGAAAAGAAACATTGGCTGTGCAAACAACTACAGCAACAAATATGTCAGCTAGAGTAAAGAAGATAGCAGACCATGAAAACGTAGGTTATGTTCGTGATGCTGGTTGGACTATTCATGTACATGGTTGGCATCAAGACGATAAGAAAAAATGGCATTGTAAAATTAAGGATGTATCGTGAGCAATAAAGATAAAATACTAAATTACCTTACAGAGCCTAAAACTATCAAAGCAATAGCTGAACATGTAGACGCTAACTATCACACTATTAAAAACTTGCTTGTAGCTATGAAGATGGAAGGTCATGTACACGCATTTAAAGATAACGATAATAGACTTATGCACTATTACATTCCACAACCACATCCACTACAAGCTATATTTGGACACACAGCAAACTTTACAGATGACCAGATAAAGAGCATTACAATTCATAATGCAGATGACTCTAAACATAACTTACAACATAAGACTACACAAGAAACATTTGGGGAAAGCATAACTTATACGTTAGGTAGATATGATTAGTATGGAACGCTTACTATCTATTCTGGATGATTGGGCTTTGTGGATGAAGTCGGATAATCATAAGTTAAATTATCCATCTAAAAGCATAGGTATGTCTTCAGGTGGCGAGTCTACCAGTGAGTCGTTTGCAGAGATGTGTTCTGCCCAGGATATGTCTAATGTAAGAACAATAGATGCTATCATACATAGCTTAGAGAAGCCTCAACAAGACGCTGTATACGCTAGATACCTAGACGCTAAGAAACCATTAGCTTACGAATGGAACATGGATATGGCTTACGATAACTTACTTACTATGGCAGGAAGAAGAATAAATGCTTGATATAGATAATTACAATAAAGCATTTGGTAGGTATTTACAAATAGACCAATCTAATTTAGTAACTGGTGCTATATATCTTGGAAATAATTATGCTAAAAGTAACGATTATTATGGTGGCTATCAAGGAAATTACTTAAAAAGAATATCTGCGCTTTTTCCTACAGCAAAAAATGTATTGCATTTATATGCTGGTCAAGTTAATGATACAGAATTAAAAGGAGATAAAGTGGATATTAACCCACAAACAGAAGATACAATATATGCAGATGCTAGAGAGTTATCTCAATATTTAACAAAAAAATATGACCTTATTGTTGCAGACCCACCTTATGGTGAAGAAAGATTAAAGGAATATAAGCAAAGATATGGCTGTAAAGCTGACAATATTAATGTGAAACAAGTATTTAGAGAAATGTTTAAAGTAGCTAATGATAATGCTTATGTTGTTTGGTTAGATTGGCAAAGACCATTTTATAGAAATATTGAATGGAAAGAAGTTGGTGCTATTTTGTATAGAGGTAGCACAGGACATAAAGACAGAAGTATTAGTATTTATAAAAGGGCATAAAGTTGTTGACTATTACTATAAAGGTATGCTATAATACTACTTGTTGGACAACTCCTGTCCGTTAATAACGTAATCCCACAAAAGCCTGACTGCACTCTCTCCGTGGTTGGGCTTTTTCTTTTATATGACATTCTCAGTAACTATATGTAATCAATGCGGTGACCCTTTTGACTCTACCGAGTATCCGCTATGTAACGACTGTAGATATGACCATAGATTTATTAAATTAAGGAAACCAGATGAAAGCAATGATGAAGGGCAAAGCAGCGAAAGTAAAGAAAGTTATGAAGGAGTTTAAAGCAGGAACTTTAAACATAGGTAAGTCATCTAAGAAAGTGTCAAACCCTGAACAAGCTATTGCAATTGGTCTTGCAATGGCAAATAAAAAGAAAAGGAAATAATCATGCCAATGGTCGGAAAAATGAAGTTTGCTTACACCGAAAAGGGTAAGAAAGAAGCTAAATCATACGCTAAAAAAACAGGCAAAGCTATGACAGCTAAGCCTATGAAAAAGGCAGCTAAACGTGGCAAATAAACCAGGTCTATACGCTAACATTGCAGCCAAGAAAGCTAGAATTAAAGCTGGCTCTGGTGAGAAGATGCGTAAGGTAGGTTCTAAAGGCGCACCTACAGCTATGGCATTTAAACAAGCAGCAAAGACAGCCAAGCCAATTAAAAAGAAATGATTAAGAAGGGCAAGGAAACATTCTCAGGTTATAACAAACCTAAGAGAACACCTAATCATCCTACTAAGTCACATGCAGTATTAGCTAAAGATGGTGACCAAGAAAAACTTATACGCTTTGGACAAAAAGGCGTAAGTGGTGACAAGACAAATACAGATAGAGCAAAGTCATTTAAAGCAAGACACGCTAAGAACATTGCTAAAGGAAAAATGAGTGCCGCTTTTTGGGCAAACAAAGTAAAGTGGTAAAACTAGATATATATGTAGGATATGATGGCAAGGTAGAACCAATTGCATATCATAACTTTTGCCAGTCAGTTATAGAGAAGTCATCTATACCGGTAAGTTTTACACCATTAGCATTAAACACTTTAAAAGACTACAAAGAAACACATACAGACGGTAGTAACGCATTTATCTACTCACGCTTTCTAGTGCCATATCTAAATAACTTTAAAGGTATCGCACTATTCGTAGATGGCGATATGATATGCCGCACAGACATTGCAGAGATATTAGCTAACTTTGATAATGACGAAGCAGTCAAAGTCGTTAAGCACAGTTATAAAACAAAGCATCCTGTTAAATATTTAGGTTCTACCAATGAAGATTACCCTAAAAAGAACTGGTCTTCAGTAATGCTATGGAACTGCTCGCATTGGTTGAACAAGAAATTAACTCCTAAATTTATACAAGAACAAACAGGTAAATACCTGCACAGATTTGAATGGCTAAAGTATCCTGAAGAACAAGTAGGTAAGCTAGACGAAACATGGAACTGGCTAGAAACAGAATACGAATACAATCCTGACGCAAAGTTAGTGCATCACACATTAGGCACACCATGCTTTAAAGACTATCAGAATACAGACTATAGTCAAGAATGGTGGGAAACATACCAAAGAATGATATATCCACTTAAAGGTAAAAATAGGGAATCTGAATTATGAACTTCTTAGATTATTTAACAAATGCTATGACAGGCGGTCAACCAACTCAACAAGAGTTAATGGCTCGTCAAATGGCTCAACAAGGTTTATTGGCACAGACTGGAGCATCTTTAACTCCTGAAGAATTAAAAATGTTACAAATGCAACAATTAAGAAATGTAACAGGTGCAGCAGTAAGTCCACGTGAATTACCCCCTGTTCAAATGCCACAATACAATATGCCTTCAGGACAAATGAAACCAGTACCAATGCCTCAATTAGGAAGACAGCCAGGAACATTGCCTCCAGTTCAGATGCCATCTATTCCATCTAGCCAAATGTCACCATACATGCAAAACTTAACTAACCCTGGTATGACAATGCAACAAAACTATATAGACCCAAGATTAATAGAACAAATGTACTATAGAGGCTTGTTAAGCCGATAAACACAGAGGGCAACCAACCTATTAGGAGTTGCAAAACAATGGATAACGAAGAACGAAAAAGACTAGCAGCAGAACGTAGTTCAGAAGTAAATAAAGGCAACACTCATTCTAGTAAAATCAATAGGTTAGCAGCAGATACACTTAGACGAGTATTAATACAAGAAGAGGCTATTAGATTGCGTAATGTTACAGAAGCATTAGTAGCTAAAGCAGAGAGTGGTGATGTATCAGCTATCAAAGAAGTCTTTGACCGAATGGATGGTAAATCAGTAGCAACTACAGAAATTACAGGTTTAGATGGTTCTAATTTACCTATAAGCATTGCAATAGATTTTGTAAAGCCTAAAGATGAAGGTTAATGCAACCTTTCCTGATAGGCTAAA